GTGCGTTGCTCGTCGTTAAACGTCGACGGCTGATACGCTCCGCGAAGCTCAAGCATCGGCATATCGCGCGTTTCAATCTTCGCGGCAGCAGTCGTCATAAACAAAAGTCTCAGTCCCGTTGTCCATATAGTAACCCAAAATAATCGCGCCGCAAATTACTTGCCGCCATCCTCTTTCGATTTACCGGTTAACTGTTTCTCGTCACCGCTATTCATGGTGTTGCTTCCTGCATCTTGCGTGGCACCTGCAGAGCCTGCCGGCAGCGCGAAACGCGGGTCACAATCGAGCTTCAAGCCCAGGCTGTCGAGCAACGCGTTCGACTCTGCGATCGCCTCGGCCTGCTCCTGCGCATCGAAGCCAAGCTCGGTAACAGCTTGCGGCCAGGTGGTCAGGCCGTTGCGAATTTCCTCTTTCTTCGCTGCAATTTCTTCTTTCGGGTTCACCATCATACGGCGTGGCGGCACCCAAACGGCCGCGCAATCTTCCGACAGCACGCCCGCGAATTGACACGACGAGTTAAACCACGACAGCACGCCGCTGCAGAATCCAGGGATAAACATTTGCCATTGCCAGCGATCGATGCGGCGCTGGTAATTCTGCCAGCCCATGCGGCCAGAGCTGAAGTTCACGCCGGCCAGATCGCCAAACACTTCGTACGGCACGCCAAAACCGGCAGCGATCGCGTGCAGGGTCTGCCAGCCGAAATCCTTATAGCCATCGACGCCTCTCGGCTGCGCAAATTGCGGCGTCATGCCTGGCGGCGAGAAGTCAATCATCCCCGGCTCTAGCCGCTCAGAAAGCTGGATTTTTTTCGGGTCATTTACATCGTTCGGAGTGTCCGAGCTGAAAAACACCGCGAAGCATGCCGCCACCTTCTGGCGCTCTATCTCCGCATCCTCGTACTCGTCGAAATTGCGCAGGCGCAGCATGACCGGTGCCGACCACGGCACGCCGTGAACCTGGCCTGGTCGGTCCATGCGGAAAATATGCAGCACGTCGCGGGCGGGAACGAAATTCGACACAGCGGTCAGGCGTAGCCCGGCAGCGCCAGGGTGATTATCGAACAGCCAATAGCCGCGAATTCCGCCGTTTTTTTCGTAACGGATGCCATGAATGTCGATCGAGCCGTCCGACTGTAAGCCGTCTTTTCGAGTATCGATAAAATCGGGTTCTAAAATTTGAATCTGAAACGGCAGCGAAACGCCGCGGTCGCGCATCTGGGCAGAGGTCAGCAGCCGGCGCCGAGCGAGCACGGCGCCAGCCTCGGCAATTGCGCCCATCGCCAGCGCTTCAAGCCCGTAAATGTCGTGCTTACCGTCGAAATCTATACCGGTGGTTTCGCAATGCAGCTTCCACGTTTCGGCCGCACGCTTGGTGACGGTCTTGTTGCGGCCCTTGAATTTCGGCTTGATCCCGTAACCGATCGTATTGTCGATGATCGATTCGATAGCAGCATTGGCGTAAGGATTATTTCTGCGCAGATCGCGCGACCGGTTGCGCAGCAATGTGAGTGACGGCGCGATTTCTGCGTTCGCGTCGCGGCTGCTGGTTTTCCAGCCTTCGGTGCGCCGGCCAAGTGCGCCGCCTTCGTAGCCGCGGCGCGCGGCGTTGATGCGCTCTAGCCGAAGTCGTTGCGCGGCGCGATTGGCGGCCACTCCCGGCGCGATGCTTTCGATGACCTTTTCGATTACGCTCACAGGCAGTCGAGCCCCTTCGAGAATTTAGGATAGACAAGGCCGCCAGTGGATTGCGGATTTACGCTGAGATCAGCCTGCATGAGCCCGCGAATTTTCAGCATATCGTTGAGGCTGCGATATTCCACGGACTTATCCTGGTATTTTACAACCAGAGCACCCTCCGCTATCGCTGCCTCAAGTGCATCTAACTGCGCCTGTGTGTACGCCACTATCGCCCCCGGCCCTGCCAGTAATTTGATTTTCTTCGCGTCACCTCGACGCCGTTTACGACTTCCACTTTCGGCGCATCCGGCTCGGCTTGTGGCTGCTCAATCAGACCAACATCGACCGCCATCTGCGCCCACTGATCGGCGCTTATCCGGTCTACGCCGCAGAGTATCGATGCAGCGCGCGCGTATTTTCTGCAGTCAAGGGTCTCGTTGCGGTCCCTGACTTTTTCAAACTGGTGCCGCCGATATCCGCGCACGAGTCGCGTGACCATTTCCTCGGCGGTCATTTGCCGGAAAAACTCTTCCGGGTACTCCGGGAAATGGCAATACCCGTGCGGATATTCTAACCCGCTTTCTTCGGTTGGGCGATCCTGCTTCAAAAACCCGTAAAGTTCGGTCGTTAGCAAGTTCGTCCCGACAGGCCATTGCTTTGCACCGCGGCTCTTGCGTTTTCCTCCGGTGGTCACGTCTGACGCGCGCGGCTGGCCGATCGGCACTGCCAGCGTCTCGACGCCGAACACCGCGATAACTCGCGACGACGGCCACTTGCGCACCCATGACAAAACCGACTGCGTGTTGTAGCCGGCGTCTACCGCGAGCATGCGCAGCGTGGCGAGCGAGCCGTTGTCGTGCAGCCACGATTCGGCGAGCAGCGATTCGAGCCCGCGCCACGGTGAATCCGCCGCCTCGACGTTTGCTGTGTCGCCGGGGAACACGCGGTAATCGATCGACCACGATTCGAGGCGGGCGGAGTACGCGACGATCTCGACCTCGATGCGATCCTTTTGCACGTCGGCGCCCGCAAAAATCATGACCGGGCGATTCGGGAGCGTGTTCGGCAGGTACTGCTCGCGGCGATCATAGAGGCGCTGCCATTCAGGGGCGTCGCCTTTGCCCTTCCATGTTTCGCCGAGCACGGTATTTATAAACGTTTTTAATTCTTCGATGTTGTCCTGGCAGCCCTCCCACTCGGACGCTAGGTGCGCCCATGTGGCGTTCGGCGCGTAGGAATATCCAGCCCATATATGGAAGCCGGCATGCCGCTCGATTTCTGGATGCGTTGCAATCCACCCGGCCAGCGGATTGCCTTCGCGCTGCTGCCTATCGGCCTCATCGATCATCCATCGCTTGCGGTGGTGGCCAATGCCGACGCCGCAATGCTCGCAGTGATACAGCACGCTCTCCGGCTTGTTTTTCTCCCATCGCAGGTTTGCCATTTTCAGCACCTGCCAGCCGCCGCAATCGGGGCAAGGGACATGGTAGTACCGCTGATCTGATTTCTCGAACCGGCGCGCGATCCGGCTTGTCGCCTCAAGCGTCGGCGTGCTGCCGGCGATGATTTTCCGATTCCAGAACGTCAGCGTCCGCATGATGCCGAGCTTTAGCTGGTCGCCTTCCGGACCGGCGCTTTGCGGATAGCCATCGGTTTCATCGAACGCGACAATCCGGCGCGTAACACGCCGAAATCCGCGCGGGCTATTCGCGCCGACGAGCTGCACAACGCCGCCAGGAAAACTTTTCAGCAGCATTGTGTTTCCACTATCGCGCGACTTCGGGTCGGACACGAGCCCGGCGAGTACTGGCGTGTCTCGCAGCATCGGCGCGATTTCGTCTTTCGAGTAGCCCTCCGCATCGTCAAGCGTCGGCTGCACAATCATGATCGGGCACGGGTCTTGGTGCATGTAGTAGCCGACCACGTGGTTAAGCATTTTCGTATAACCAACGCGGGCCGATTTCATAATCGTTACGCTCTCGATGCGCGGGTCAGTTACGGCATTCATCATGCCGCGCTGATATGGAAGTGTGTGCCACTTTCCTCCGTCGGCGCTCGACTCCGACGACAGCACCGCGTAACGATCGGCCCACTCGGACAGCGACAGCTTCGCGGGCGGACGCCAGTATTCGCGGACATCGAAAACAAGCTGCTCAGCGTCCAATCGCGCAATCCTCCAGCGCTTCACGAACCAGCTCGTCAAGCATCGCGATCTCTTCGACAGTCAAATGCGGTATGCGGCTTTTTGCCTTGGACGGGACGCCCATCAGCCGCGATCGAGCACTGGTTATCATCGTCGCCATGCGCACCTTTACGTCGTCGCCATTGACCAGCTTGCCGGATTTTTCCTCGTATTCGAGCTTCGCCAGCCTGGCCTTGTACGCCTCAGTGATCGCGCGCGAGTCCGCTATCGACGGCGCGCGCGCGCTGGTTTGCAGGGGCGGCTCGGTCGCGGCTTGCTGTCGCTGCAGCTGCGCCACATTGGCGCCCGCAGCTTTTTTGCCAGCACTGATCGCTGCCCCGTCCTGGCGGTAGTTCGGGCTGGTGTTTGCATTGAGCGCCGCTGCAGCGGCGACCGGGTTCAGAATGGTCGGGCGGGAGCGACCAGTGCTCAGTATCGTTTCGCCGATTAACTGCTTCGGGATTCGCCCGGTTTTAATCGCCTTGCGAATCGCTTCGCCGCTAAGTCCTATCGACCGGCCGAACTCGCGGAGCCCCATTGCTTCGGCCATATGCCATTACGCCTCGGCAGGTTCGTCGATATCGATGCCGCGGCCATCGGCCACGTCAGCGAACGTCTGGCCGGTCTCTTCGAGCGTTGCTTGCTTGCCGGTGAATTGCTCCCATCGCTTTACGATTACGTCGATGTATTTCGGATCAAGCTCCATAAGGCGCGCAGAGCGTGCAGTTTTTTCGCAGGCCATTAGCGTTGAGCCTGATCCGCCGAATAGGTCGAGGACGATTGCGCCGCGGTCCGATACCTTGCTAATTGCAAATTCAACAAGGTC